ATGTGTCGGTGCGGTCGCCGTTGGCGTCCACGGCAATGGTCGGCTCTTGAATGATGATTAAGTGTTTCAAAGCGCCTGCCCTCATAACCACACCCGGAACGGCGCAATCAACGCCGAGACTGCAAACGGTAGCTCTTTTTCGTCAATCGCGGAAGTCGTCCCGATAATGACGGCCTCGCGGTGCTCGTAAAAATGCGCCGCCAACATACGAATAGCCTGGCGTAGCTGGTGTGGTACCTGTGTCGGCAACCCGTACCCGCACGTAAACTGCACTTCGACAGGATCGGTGTTGCGGAGCGTGTCGGTAGGCCAATCCTTCTGATACTCCAGGACGATGGCTCCCGGCGTCCGCGCCGTCGATACGCCGTAGTCGGTTGCCGCAAAAGTGCGCTGTACGCCAGTCGAGTCGGTGTACTTGACGTGCGCGACCGACACCAGCGGCGAGTACGGCAAATGGATAATGCCGCTGCCCGGAAAGTAGTCCAGGAAAAGCTTCCAGGTCTGCGTCAAGCAGCGGCGGTTGGTGATCGTTTCGATATGGTCGGTTGCGGCAAAGAGATACGGCTCCAGCTGCTCTAGCGGCTGGCCAATGGCGCGGGAGTGCGCTTCAAGGTCAGCCGCTTCGAGCGGATAGCCGGTCGGGCCGGTCACAAGCTGGAGACGCAGATCCATAAATTAGGCAATCTCGGTCGCGGTAGCAGATCCGCCGAAGCGCGGGCCAGCCAGAGCGATAGCGATGCCGCCCAGAACAGGCGAATCGACAACCTCCACGCACTTCAGACGGACGCAATGGTAGCCGCTGGCGACCAGCTCCTCGACGTTGACCTGAATCGCGTACATCTGGCTGCTACCGGCCGTCGTCGTAAAGCCAGCCGCCGCGCGTGTCGTCATCGCGCCCTGAATGTCGGTCGACGTGATGGACTTGCTGAGAAAGCCCACAGCGCTGGTGTTGGTCGGGACGAAGTCGTCACAGGCCTCGACAGTTATAGTCGAAGTGCCGGTTGTGCCGACGCCCTTGTAAACAAGAAAGATGGCGCTTTCATGATTTTCTAGACTCACAACGTCCGAAGTAACCGTGCCCGCGAAGGCGTCGGCCACCGGATCGAGTCCCTTGACGAAATGAAGGTTTTGGAGAAGTTCGTATCTGACCATTTTTTGCTCCTTAGTGCGGGCGACTTGCGCCGCCCGCTCCGGTTTTATGTTTAGGCGCGGGCCGCTGTCGTCACGAAGGGCGACAAGGAATTCGGACCCTTAAACGCAGTGATAGGCTGCTTGACGCTGCTCTGGCCGTTGGCGTCAAAGCTCCACTTAAACGTCATCTCGTCGAAAATAAACCGCACGTGCATCGACTGCGCGGCGCGCAAGCCCCCCTGCGTAATCATCACGTACTTGGACATATTGGCAAGCACAATGTCACCGGCGTCGCCGAGCGTTTCGGCCTGCTCGACAACGATAACCGGAAACCCAAAGAAAGTGCCGTACTGCATACTCCCAACTGCGCTGTTGTTCGGCAGGAAGACCGGCTGGGTTCCCACGGTCAGCAGCGGGAATTGGCCGATCGTGTCCGGGTTGCAGAACCAAGCGATGCGGTCGCCTGGGTCGCGCAGGAGGCGAGACAGCATGGCCGTGGCGTTTTCGATGACGAAGGTGTCGGCGGTCTGGCCGGACTTCTTGGCAACCTGCACGAGCAACTGCGCGCCGTAATTCTGCACGCTAAAACCCAGAGGCATACCAGCACCGTTGCCGCGCCAGATAGCGTCATCCAGTTTGAACGCAATCTCGGAAGCGAAGGCATTCTCCAGCACCGCGCCCATAGCCGTTGCATTGCGGAGCAGGCGCTCCGTCGCATACGTCAAACACTTCAGCGATTCCAGCCGCAGTTCGTGGCGCGAGAATTTGGGCTTGGTGGCCGTCGGCGCGTCAGCTTCGCCGGTCCAGTACGCCTGTACGCCGCCCCAACGCGAACCGTTGGCGCGGCTGGTCTCGTCGATATACGGCAAGTCGATGGAGTCAGAACCTTCGTCCATCGGGATCTCGTTCACGAGCGGGAAGATCCGCGCCGTTTCGCGCGCCCGCCGCAGCAGCAGGTCCGAAAACGCCGTTGCGATGGCAAAGCCGCCGTCGGCCGGAATGCTGGCCGATGACCCGGTGGCGGTCAGCGTCTCAAACAGTCGCTTGTCAACCTTGCCGCCAAGGCCCTGGAACGAGCCAGCGGGGGACTGGGCAAAAGCGATGGCCTGGAGGTTCTCGCCGAAGCTGGCCCAGGGCCGCTTCGCTTCGTTGTCGCTGATGACGCGGGCGGGCTCACGGGTCACGTTGCTCTTGGCCCGCGCTTCGAGCGCCTCGACCGCCGCCAACTGCTCGCGGACGGACTTCAGTTCGGCTTCTTTGGCGTCCACGGTGGCGAGGTGCGCGACCGGGTCGGCGGCGACCGCAGAGGCCGCCAGTAATGCGCTGTAGTCGTTTTCCAGCGCGGAGACGGAGGAGAGTAGTTCTCGTTTCGTCATGTGTGCTCCTTATTTGCTCAACACCCGCCAGCGCCGCTCTCGCAGCGCCAACTCGTGCCGGGCGTGGTTTTCAGCCGCGCTGGGCGCGGTAGAAATTCGTTTGGCCGCCGAAAGGCTGGCCGACAAAAATTTGGCTCCAGGGTCGGCCCCGATGGGCACAATGGAGATCTCAAACGGTCTCCACTTGCTCGCCAGCAGGTGTGGCCGCTTCACCGTCGAATCCGGCGCTTGCGTCATCTCCACGATCTGAACGCCCATCGACACGCTGGTAAGAATGCCGTCCTCGATGTCCTGCCACACCGGTGCGACGTCTTCGCGATCGGAAAAGCGCAGCGTCGCTTCGTAGCCGCGACGGGTGCGCCGTGGGCTCTCCACCACGCCCAGCACGTACTCGACTTCATATTGCTGATGACCGTCGAGAACAGGCTTGCCCGCCAGCTGCGTAAGGTCGCCGCCGTCCATGCCGAACGACAAGTCGTATACGTCGCCCGACCACATATCGACGCGCTCCACCTTCGCGCCGCTATAGAACAGCACGTCACGCTTGCGCTTGCCGGGAAGCTCGACCTTGTCGCCCTCCTCCGGCATTTGCAGGAGGTCGGCGGGCCGCAGCGACGACAAAAGCGATTGCGGCGTCTGCAATAGTAGCTGCTGTGCTTGGTCTACATTCATTGTGCGCCCCCTTGAAACGCTCCGGCCTGCGCGACCGGCACCATGGCACCCTGGACCAGATACAACTCACCGCCGTCGTATGGGTTCATGTTTTCTTTCGAGCGGATCTCGTTCGCGTTCAGCGCGCCGATGTTTCGCATGGCGCTGTAGTAGTTCGCCCGGCTGGCCGCGTCGCCGCGAAGCAAGGCGTCCATATTGAACTCGGCGTAGTAATTCGTCGCCTCGCGCGGCCCAAACAACTGCAAGTTGATCCGCTTCTCGATGCGGGTCAGCCAAGGCCGGATAGTATGCGTGGCAAAGTCGATGCCCTGGTGCTCGATGTTGTTATTCGTCGAGCGCGTAAGGTCCTGGATCATGTGCGGCGGCACGCGGAAGATTGAGCAAATGTCGGCCTTCTGATACTGGCGCAACTCCAGAAACTGCATGTCCCGGTGATTGATCGCGACGGTCTTGATCTCCGCGCCCTGCTCAAGCACGCCAATCTTCCCCGCGTTGCGCACGCCGCCGTAGGACTCCATCAGCCAGGTCTGCAGGTTCTTGCGGGCCTCGTTGCTCAACGCTTGCGGCACGCTCATGTAAGCGGGCGGCGTGGCGTTGTTCTTGAAGAAGTTCGCGCCGTAGCCTTCCGCGTCTTGTGTCATGCCCAAGGCCTGCGCCATGTAGCCAACGGGCGAGTAGCCGGTCAGGCTATCTTCGCCGTCGTAGCCCAGGCCTGGAATGTGCAGGATGTCCGATGCGGTGAACAGCTGCTGCCCGTATTGATACACCATGACCTTTGTTTCCGGGTCGCGAAACACGCGCACGGACGACGGCGACAGCGGCGTCAGCTGGGTCACGTCGCCGCGCTGGTTGGTCTGGATCCGCGCGTAAAAGTTGCCGCTCAGGCACAAGCACTTCGCAGCCAACTCCCAAAACTCAAACGCGGTCATGTCCGGGTTGGGCGAGTCATGCAGCAGGTAGTACAGCGGGTGGTTGCGATCCAACTCGCGGCCATCTCGGCCACGCCGATAGATTCCTAGCGGCAGGCTGCCGATAGTCTCGGCAATCACGCGCACGCAGGCCCACACAGCAGTGATACGCATGGCCGACTCGCTCGACACGTAGTACTTGCTTCCAGACACGGGCCGATACCAGAAGTCGTTATCCGGTGGCGGCGTCGCGCCGAGCTTGACCATGAGTCGTCCGAACAGATTCATGCCGTATCACAATCCCTACTGCATCGTGCTACCACGGTATCACGAATTTTGCTTGGCGTGCTACCAGCCCAACGTCACTGGCACCATGTCCTCGTACACCGAACGCTCCTTCGGCTTGGCACTGGTGCTGATGCCGGTCGCCATGACGCACGCAATTACCAAATCGTTGCGGGTCGTCTCGCGGTGACGGTCTGGATGGACCGGCTTGACATTACCCGCCGGGTCGCTGGCGATCTCGCAGCATTCAATGTTCCAGCGCAGCACCGGTGAGCCGTCATGCACCAACTGCCGCTCATGCACCAACTGCTCGAAGCGCTTCGCGGCTGGCGACATCGACACATAACCCTGCCCGAACTCGACAACGCTTATACCCGCGTCCTGCAGCTGCTGCGCGGTGTCGCGCGCGCCGTAGCGGTCGTAGGCGATGGCCTGGATGTTGTACTGCTCGGCCAGCTTTTCGATGTGTGCCACCACGTACCGCCAATCAACAGTGTTGCCGGGCATGGTCTCGATGTGGCCGCCCTGCGCCCACTGGACGTATGGCACGCCGTCAGTGGCGGTCTTCTCCGCCAGCATCTTGCTTGGCAGGTATGCCCAGGCCCGGTAATAGACTTTGCCCTCGTATGGCCAGCACAGTGCGAATGCAGTCAAGTCGCGCACAGCGGCAAGATCCAGGCCGCCCCAGCACGGCACGCCGGCCAAGTCTGGAAACTCGTCCATGCACTGGTCCCAGTCGCGCAGCGGTATCCATGTAGTCGTGGCGCTGGTCCACTGGTTCAGGTACAAGCGCCGGAACGTGTTCTGCTTCTCGGGCCGGGCCAGCGCCTGCCGAAACTCTTCTTCGTAGTCGCGGATATCGTGGAGCACGCCCAGCGTCGGCAGCGCCATGGGCCACAGACTCTGGTCGGTCCAGTCGGCGTCGATAGGCACTTCGTAAATCAACGGAAAGTAGCTTTCGTCCTGGATCTCGCCGGACGCCACGCGCTTGGCGTACTGATACTCTCTGTAGCAGATAGATTCCTGGTTGCTGCCCGCCGTCGTGATGGTCACCCACAGCGGGTTGCGACGGCTTTTGCTTCCGGTCGTCAGCGCGTCGTAAAGCTCCTGCTCGGCAATGCCCCAGGCGTGGAGTTCGTCAAACACCACCAACGATGGGTTGTAGCCGTGTTTGCCATAGCCGTCGCTCGACAGGGCGCGGATGATTGAACCAGACTCGTTGTGTCGAATCAGCTTGCGAGACTCGGTGATCGTCACCAGCGGGAGCAGGTCCTCGCTCGCGCGGATCATGTCGGCCACCGCGTCAAAACAGATGCTCGCCTGGTCGCGGTCCTTCGCGGCCATGTAAATTTCCTGCTTTTTCTCCTGCGACAGGAAAAACTCGGCCACGACCAAGGCGGCGACGGTTTGGGTCTTGGCCTGCTTGCGCCCCATGCTCGCAAAGGCCTTGCGATACAGACGGCGACCGTCCGGCCGTTTCCAGCCGAGCAGGTTGGCGATCAGTTTCCGCGAGTGCGGCAGCAGCTCAAATGGCTCTGGGCCGCCGGAGCGGGTGGCTTTGGTGAGGGTGAGGCCGCCGATAAGCGTCTCGGCCATTTGCACCGCGCTCAGGTCGAGCCAGTTGCCGTTATTGGCGGTTGGCTTTGGCAAGCTCTAAGACCTTTGCCAAGGCCGTCTTGGCGACCGGCTTTTCAACGTCGCGGATTCCGGCGCGGCCGCGGCTTCTGGGCCCGATGCACAGCTGGCCGCGCAATTCTTCCATTTGCCGTGTTAGTGCAAGCCACACGCGGTCGTCTGCTGCTGACTCGCGGCGATATGTCGCTG